TGTATCACCTAAGTTCCATAAAAACGATAAATCAAACGGGTAGCCACTCCAATAGGTAGGGCGTGTAAAGCCCGATAAAAATAAGGCATCGCAGTCAACATCATCAATAACTAAATAGTTAGCAAGGTTAGGGGCAAGCGTTGCTTTTAATTGCATAGCAGCGTTAACAGCCCAAAAGTCAGCATCTACCGTTCCATCTTGTACAACTAAATAAGCACCGGCTGTTAAACCATAATAGTTCTCACGATACCTAACCTGGTAACGGGTGTAATTATTATTTAGCCAATTAAGGTTTATACTATCGTAAGTGTAATCGGGTATTAGTTCCGATTGTAGATAGTTTTGCAGTTCTGCAATAATATCACCATTAGGTAGGTTTTGAAACTTAGCTATCGGAGTTGTTGAACTTGGGCTTTGCCCGTTTATAGGTACATAAGCCGAGCCGTTCCATATATCAATAATAACCTCTACCCGCCAATCTTTGATAACAGTAGGATATATTCCAAATCCACTTGTTGAACCAACATAAGGGATATCGGTTGTAATGTTGTTGCCACTTACCGCAGTTACCAATCCTCTAACATTGTAAGTCGTTCCATCTGCTGACTGAACATATATAGGTGTATCAACATCAACCCCGCTTGGGGGAGAAGTGCTAAAGTTAAAACGGGCAAAGCCGCTAACATCAGTAACAGTAGCAAATACCCTATCTTGCCTTTGAAATGTAAAGCGGTTGTAATTAAATCCCGCATTCCAAAAACACTCCACCCCAGTTAAAGGCTCGGTTGCTGTTGGTATTGTTTCTTGACTAACTGCCATTTAAAGTTCTGTATAAATCCATTAAACGCTCTATTGAAGCCGATTGCTCTTTTGGTGCGCCATACTCAATTCTTAATACTTGCACCTTAGCAAAGTATTCAACATCGTGTATAAATCCACACTTTAAAGTTACCGGGCTTTCAAATTTGGTTGTGGTAGCCCATTCTAATAGGTCGGCTGTTTCCATTATATTACCGTTGCTGTTGTATTCCTTATTACTTCTGATTTAATCAAAGCTACATAATAATCCCCAAACTTAGCGGCTGTATCGTTTAACCATTGTTGGTTAACCGCTTCAGTTATTACCCCGCTATTTTGCCCTGACCTGTAAAGCACGTTGCCCTCTTTTAATAGCTTAACCGATATAGCATAGGCTAATGACCTTTGGTTGCCACTTGCTGATACAATGCCTTTGATTAAAGTCCATTTCTCAATACTATCAACCATTGACTTAGGTGGCTTGTTAGTCTTTTGGCTCGGTCTTGTACCGTACTCACTTGCAAACAAATAACCCGCCCCATCAATAAGCACCCCGCCCAGGTCATCGGCTTCAATTCGCATTTCTGCTATTGACTTGCCCGATGCCTTGCGGTTTTGGGCAATCATGTTCTTAGCAATGTTATCCTTTGCTAATGTTAGTTGCTCTTCTATTATCTGCTTTATACTATACATATCGTACCGTAGTTAATAATAGGTAAGTCCATCTCAAGCAAACAACCAGTTAAGCCAACATCGTAAGGTAGGTTGACAACATCTGTTATTGTGTAGTTTAACCCGTTATCAAAGTTAAAAGCCTTTTTGCCGTTAGTGTAGGTATAAGCCTGTATTCGGGTTATAAACTCTTTTGCATACGTTCTCATTTGCAAGATAGTAACCCGTTGTTGTGTGGGTGTTGCATCAAGTATCGCCTTATCAGCAAAGAATAAAACAACCGGGTAAACTACGTTGGCATTACCCATGCTTGATAATGTTTCCCGTGAACGTAACGGCTCGTCAAGGTACACTTTGGGAAAGGTAGCGTTATCGGCTTCTTTGTTTTGCTCAAACCTCGTGCCGTGTGTTAAGGTTAAAGCAGGGCTTGCACCTATCAAACCTACAACGTCTTGTAAAACATCAACTATATCAACGGCTTGCATTTCTTATTTTGTTATAGGTTTCCTGGTAATCAATTACTTCCTTTTCGTAAAGCAAGATAGTAAACGCTTCGCTGTAATCCAACTGTTGTACCTCTTCGCTTGTTAGGTTGTGGGCTTTCATGATTGTACGGATTTGCGGGTACGACCTATACTTAGCAAACCTTTCCACCCCCGCAGCTTGTGAGTAGGGGTCGGGCTTGCTGCTAAGGTGCTTTTGTTCTCGGTCAATGACTTCAGCAAGCCTTTCAAAAAAAAATCAATTAACGGCTTTGCGTTGGCTATCGGGTAGCTGCCAAACCATTCGGTTAAGTCCTCAATCGTTTTATCGTTGTAGGGGGTTTCAACTTCACGGGCAAATACTATTGCCAGTAAGTTAGCGTAACATTTCGGGTTTACCTCTACCCCATCGGTATTATCAATAGCTGTATTTTGAAATAATATCTTTTGTCCAAACTTCAAGGCTTCAAAACCATTAGGCACGTTTAACACCTTACCATTATAATCAACAACATCGGGTTTGCTAAATTCTATCGTGCGCCCTACCCAACCCAAGTTTACCCCTATTGTTAGGTGAAAGTTGGCAAGGTCGGCATTTTTAAGCGTCACAACATCAATACCAAGTAAGGCAGCTGCTAAGTCAATAGCATCGGCTTCGGGCTTTAATTCCCTTACTCTTGCATACTGATTGAGTGTTACCTCTTCCCAGTCTAACGGTAGTTGATATTCTTTATTATCAATTTTCAGCTTTAGCATAGCACAAATATAATTTATTTTTATATATTAGCAGCGTCTTTCATGTTTAATTGGTTATGGACTTAGCCCTGCTTAATGCGGGGCTTTGTCGTTCTACGGTCTTATCCGTTACCTGTATCAAGTGTTTACCCCCGTTATGCTCAAACCTAATTATGTTGGTCTGCTTAAACCTTTTGCAGTTCTTAACCTCAATCCCCGATAGTGAATAGATTGAAAAGATAAAGCCTGCAATAGCCCGGTAAGCTAAAGCTTTACGTTTGTAGGTTTTGTTTGCTTGCATATCCAAACCCGCCCCTGATTTATAGGTTATTTGGTACTCTTCGCCTTGCTTGGTGATTATTATTCGTGCTGCCATAGTTATAAGCTACCGTTGTTTATTATAATATCAATATCTATAAATGGTAATTGCTTTTTTTCTTTCTTTACTTTATGGGTGTTTAGCCTTGCGTGTTCTGCCTTGTGATGTTTAACGCAAAGAAACACTACGCTGTATGGGCTATCGTAATTATAATGATGTGCTTCTACCTTAGTGCTACCGCAACCTCGGCAAACGGTCTTTATAATTTTACCCTGTTGTATAAGTTTTTTGGTTTCACCTCTAACCTTATCACGTCTTTTAAGTTCTAAAATTTCTATGCTTCTCATATTTTTATAATCATTATTTTAAGATTAGCTGTATTGCAGTATAACAGAAGACTATCAACAGTATAGTTAGAACTACCCGACTCAATTGAGTCTATCTGCTTTCGGGTAAGTCCAGTCTGTTTAGCAAAAGCCGATTTTGAAACATTGCGTTTAGCCTTTAGTATTTCACCTAATAACTTCCGATTCATACTCAAAGATAACAAATGTATATTTATTTATACAATATAGTTATTAACACTTAGGTACACTAAGGTTTTACCTCATTTTTGTCAAAGTTACCCTTGTTGCTGCCAATGGTTTACTCACTAACTCGTAACTGCCATACCTCGCAGCATCTAAAGCATCGTCAAAGTTCTTAACAGGCTCTTCTAATACAGTATCGGTTGCGTTATGCCGTTTCCATTTGTAGTTCTGTATCTCCTTAACCAGGTTCTCACCGTTAACAAATATCTTTTGGCTCTTAACCTTATCAATCCCGTGCTTTACTTCTTTTTGTGCGGACTTGATGTTAAATCCCGCTTTGCGAATATCCTCTATTATTTCAGGTCTTGCACCATCGGCACGTATTTCGTCACGCTTGTTTACTAACTGGCTTAACAGGCTTATCAGTTCAGGTGTTGTTAGGTGCGATTGGTAAAGCATTTCCCGTAGATACAACTCACCATCTCGGTAGCTACATTTAACTAATGCCGTTGGGTGGTTGTACCCAAAGTCTAAGCCATACATTACCCTGCAACCATCAGGCTCAATATTGTAATACTCGTAACGTGGGTATATCAAATCCTTACTGCTCGCCCGTTCACCTAAGCCGTAAACCTTAAACCAGTCGGGGTCGGTTTCCCTTGCTGCTTCAATTTCGTTTACAATCTCTTTGGGCAAAAATGGGTTATCTAAATAGGTTGACTTAATTAACGTGCAATCTTCACGAGGTAATATCTTCTCGTATATCCAGTGGTAAAGGTCAGACGGGTTAAAGTCCATTATTATCTGCCCAGTTGTACGGCTGTTTACTTGCCTAAAGTCTTCATAGGTACAATAATTGGCTTCGTTAAACCAAAAGTAATCCTGTTTCCTGCCGTGAAGTTTAAGCGGGTCTTCAAGCCCTATAAACTGAATTTCAGAGCCGTTAGCTTTTAGAGTGTATGTTAAGGTTGTAAGATGTGCGCTAAACCAATCACTTATGCCCGATTGACTTACTATATCAATAAAGTCTTTATATACAGTATCTTTAGCGTTTGTTAATGCAGAACGAGCGATTGTTATTTTAGTCTTAGGGTTTTCAATAGCCTTTAAAAGCAAGAATTGAACTATTGAATACGTCTTGCTTGACCTTGCCCCGCCTTGATGTACTATTAACCTACTTTTAGTATTGTTAGTTTGTTTAAGGACATTAGTTGCCTTAAATTTAGGCGTTAACATATTCTACCGTTATAGTTTTGCCAGTTTCATCTTCTATCTTAACCTTAGCCTTATCATTAAACATAGCTAAGTGTTTGGCTAAATTTGAAAGGGCTGTATTTGCCCCTTGACTATCAAATTCATATACCCCTTCTCCGTTTTCGTTTTTAGCTTGTACCATTCCCTTTTCATCGTAATCCCAAACCATAACAGGCGTTGCTTGAATACATCTGCGATACACCTCTAAAAATCCTTGCACTACAAAATCTTGGTCAACAAGCGTTCTTTTGCTCCTTTCGTCCATTAGTTCGCCTATACGTGTACGAATACTAACAATCGCTAACAATCTTGCAGCCTGTTCGTTTGCTGTTTTTGGGCTATACCCTGCCCTTATAGCGGCTTGAGTTCCGTTTAGGTCTATAAGGTACTGCTGACAAAAAGCTTCCCTTAAATCGCTTTCTAATGCGTTTTCGTCTTTTGTTGTCTTTGCCATATTATACCAAAGTTAACATTTCTTTTCTAATTCCCTTACCTGCTATGTTAACAGGCTTGGTAAAGTCGTGAGTATCAACCTCAAAGTTACTCCAATCCTTTATAATATCAACTACTCTCTCTTTGTAATTTGGGTATGCGCTGCTGTTTGTTAGCTTTTCGCTATACGATTGAACGCTATCCCTTACGTGTGAATAATGGTGTAGTTCTAAAAAATCCATTTTAAAAGTGTGTACCTGGTTACATGGTATCTTTCTTGTTGGGTCGGCTAATACATTCCATTTAGCGGATAGTTGTAGTTTACCTATCTTTTGAATGAAAGGCACGTAATACTCTTCGGGTGTTGCAAATCTTACATTCTTGTATTTGTAATACGTTTGCATTTGGCAAGCGGTAGCTTGTAAGTCGTGGCGGTTAATATAGTATATAGCCCTATCCACCTCTTCAGGCTTGTAAACCTCATCGCAGTCCATAAGTAGTACGTGGGTGCAATCTATTAACCTGTCTATGCCTTGTTGCCTTTTTGCTATTTCGCCTTTGTGGTCTTGGTACTTACCATAGACTAATTCTATTTGGTGGGCGAACGGTTGAATACCAGCAATGCTTTCTTTTAGGTTTTCAAGCCCATCGAAGATATTATATACTATTCCTAACTTCATCTTTTGCTTACAATAGTTTGCAGTTGTTCTTTGCTTATAATTCCATCGTGCGCTAAGTTATGGCATACTCGGCATAATGCAACCAGATTACTAACGTGGTCTTGTTCTGCCTTTCTTTTGCTGCCAAACTTGCTGCGGGGTATTATGTGGTGTATATCAACTGATGTAGCAGAGCATACCTCACAGGCTATCCAACTGCCAGGTATATATCCTAATGCTTTATGGTAGTTAATTATGTGTGGTTGCATTGTTAAAACTTTGTTAGTGTTGTTACTTGGTTTTAAGTTTGTCCTGAATAGCTTGCTCCACAAATGCGGTTATGGTTATGCCGGTTGCTTTCTTGCGTTCCTTTATTTGGGTTAACAAGTCGCTATCAATCTTTATGTTTTCTTTGCTCATATCTTTAATTTAGTTTAGCGATATTTGCTTCTTCTTCTTTACGCTTTTCTTCCATTTCTACTATTGATGCAGAAACCCGCAATATAGTATCAGCTATAAAATCATATTGTGCAGCTAACTGAAACAATGCTCTACCAAGATTACGACTATCTTCTGCCCTTATAATAAGCGGAATGTCATCTCCTGTGAAGTCATACCTTAAATAAAAAATAGCGTTGTTCTCATCAAATGGGAAACCCTCTACTGCCGCTAAAATTTTACTGTCCATTTCTTTTAATTGTTCTTTGTTCATAGTGTTGTTTTTTATTTTTCAATATTATAAATTATTGTTTTACAGTCCAAATCTTTTTCACTTTATTTTCAAAATCTCCACAACAATCTTAAAAAGCCTATCCTCTGTTGATTTTTTGGCTTTGTTGCAAATCATAATTTCTCTGACAATTTTTTCCCATTTCGTAATAAATGCTACCCAACCTTTCTCACTCGTATTAATGGACACAGCGTAATCGTATGCCTTTTTTAAACTTTCGTGTTTGATGTTGATAGGGTCAGATACGTTTCCTATTTTTTGTCTTAACAACTCTCCCCTGCCCTTTACAATCGTTCCGACAAATGCGGGTATTTCAGTTTTTAAGTCCATTAGAATGGTGTATCAAAGTTAGTATTAGCTTTTAGTGGCTCGGTAAAATCTTTAACCTGCCTGTTCTCCTGGTAGTCGGCAAACCTCTGCTTGCCCCCGTTAAAAGATAAACGGATAGAGCCTAATACCCCGTTACGATGCTTGGCAAATATCAACTCTGCATAGTCTTCTGTGTATTCAAACCCGCTACCATCGTGGGTAATACCGTAGTAACTCGGTCTCCACGGAAATACCACTACATCGGCATCTTGTTCTATGCTACCGCTATCACGCAGGTCAGATAGTACAGGGCGTTTCTGCCCACCCCTTTTCTCTACATCTCGGCTTAGTTGGCTTAGTGCTATTACAGGCACCTGCAACTCCTTTGCCATTAGTTTTAGGTTTCGGGTTATGTGGCTTACCCTTGCATTAGCATCGGCATAACTACCCATTTCGGGTGCGCTGATTAGTTGGATATAATCAATAACAATCAAACCAAGCCCGTATTCGCTTTTAATCTTAGCAGCCTTATTCCATATCCCCAATACAGTAGTTTGTGCGCTGTCATCAATATAAAGGGGCAAATTTTCAATTCTGCCGAGTG